TTTGAAATTTTTGTGAGATAAATAGGTAATAAACAAGGATTTCTTATGGCTTCTCCGACAACAAGAACACAATTTAAAGATTACTGTCTCAGAAGATTAGGATGGCCTGTCATTGACATTAATGTTGATGATGACCAAGTTGACGATAGAATCGATGACGCATTGAGTTTTTTCTATGATTACCATTATGATGGTACAGAAAAACTCTTTATGAAACACCAAATCACACAAACGGATATTGATCGCCGTTGGATTTATTGTCCAGATGCCGTACTTTTCGTTACTGGTATTTTGAGGTTTGATGATTCCAATTCTTCTATAAACATGTTTGACCTCAGATATCAATTGAGATTGCATGATCTTTATGATTTTACATCGGTATCTTATGTATCGTATGAAATTACGATGCAACATATTCAAACTTTAAATCTTTTATTTTCTGGTACACCACAATTTAGATTCAATCGTGTTCAAAATAAGGTGTTTTTAGATATTGACTGGACAAGAGACCTAGAAGTTGGCGACTATGTAATAGTTGAATGTTATAGAAAAATGGCACCAGAAACAGTCGATCTTACTGGCACAGCTGCTCTCACTTCAGGTAATACAACAGTTACGGGAACCGGAACAAAGTTTGACCAAGAAATTGTAGAAAATGATTTTGTAACATTTGGTTCCGAAACGCTTCAAGTAAGTAAAATTAATTCACCAACTAATATTACTTTGACTACTGCACCATCAGCAACAAATGCAGCTGCAACAATGTCTGTTGCTGGTTTGACCGATGTTTGGGACAATCGTTTCCTCAAAGCTTATGCTACCGCCAAGATTAAAATGCAATGGGGAAATAATATGAAAAAATTTGGTGGAATACAAATGCCTGGCGGTGTGACACTTAATGGTCAACAAATATATGATGAGGCTGTTGAAGAGATAAAAAATCTTGAGGAACAGATGTATAATTCTACAAGTATGCCTAGTGAGATTTTCATAGGATAAGTTTGTGCCTACAAATCTTTACTTCAATCATTTTCCTAATGACCAGATAACACAAGAACAACTTCTTGTGGAAGATTTGGTTATTGAAGCCATGCAAATTCACGGCATGGACTTATATTATTTGCCAAGAAGTGTACGAACAGGTAATGAGATTGATTACATTTATGGCGAAGATACTTTAAAAGAATTTAAACGTGCTTACCCAATTGAAATGTATCTTGAAAATGTTACAGGTATGGATGGTGAAGGTGATTTCATATCAAAATTTGGTCTTGAAATTCGTGATGAACTAACTTTATTGGTATCACGAAGAAGATTTTCATTTGTAACAAGAGATGATTCTACATTAATTAGACCAAGAGAGGGAGATTTGGTTTATATCCCTCTGATGAAAAACTTTTTTGAAATTACTTTTGTTGAGAGTGAAAATGACCAAGCAATGTTTTATACACTTGGCCGAGGTCGTGCCGGTAATGTTTATGTGTATGCAATAAAACTGAAACAGTTTGTGTTCTCAAATGAAGTTGTAGAAACTGGTAATTATTTAATTGACGATCAAATTAGAGACAATTATCCAAGAACAAGAATTACATTGACCGTAGGTTCTGGAACATTTGCCAACGATGAAATCATATTTCAAGGCACAGACTTGGCAAATGCTACAGCTCAGGCTATTGTTCATCATTATGTCTTAACTGGTGCAAACAAATATGTGGATATCATTCGTGTTCAAGGCACATTCACCTCTGGTAATGTTAAAGGTGATGATAGTTTAGCCGTTTGGACAGCCAATGTTGTTTCTGATACTGCGACAATGAATGATGCATTTGAAGATATTGTTGACAATAATCGTATTGAAACCGAGTCTGATGGCATATTAGATTGGACTGAAACAAACCCATTTGGTGAGGCATAATGTTAGGTAACGATTTTTTCAGTCATCGCACAATACGAAAAGTTGTTGTAGCTTTTGGCACATTATTTAATGACCTTATAGTAACAAGAACCACACAATCTGGTGTTCAAAAAGAACACTTTAAAGTGCCATTGTCTTATGGTCCAAAAGAAAAATATTTAACTTTAATTACTTCAGACCCAACTTTAACAAAGTCTATTGCTACAGTTGTACCAAGAATTTCATTTAGTTTGGACGGATTGTCTTACGATCCAACCAGAAAACAAATGACAACGATTCGTAATTTTTCTGCAAGTTCTAGCACATCTCTTAAAACACAATTTGCACCAATACCATATAATTACGAATTTTCATTGTCGATATATGTGAGAAATACAGAAGACGGCACACAAATATTGGAACAAATTCTTCCATTTTTTACGCCAGATTTTAATGTGACAGTAGATTTTATTCCTGGCATGGATCAAAAATATGACTTGCCAATTATACTGAATTCAGTAACATCTTCAGTTGACTATGAAGGTGATATGTCAACTACAAGATTGATTCTTTGGGACTTATCATTTACTGTGAAAGGTTTTATTTGGCCGCCAATTAAATCTGGTGATGTTATTCGTCAAGCAAACACAAATATCTATTATGAACCGCAAAGTTTAAATGGCCAAGTTGTTTATGTTGACTTTGCCAATGGCACTGGACGATATTTACAATCTGAAACAATACGGGTAGATGATAGAGATTTGCGTGGTACAGTTCTATATTTTAGCAATAGTAATACTGGCACATTAATTGTTGGTGATTTAAATCGTTTATTGGAAGTTGGCGACAAAGTTGTGGGCGATATTAGTAATGCTTCGTTTACAATTTCTACTTTAGAAGTTTCGCCATTACAACAAACAAAGATTGTTACTCGACCTGTGCCTATAAGTGCTGATCCAGATGATGCGTTTGGTTTTAGCACAACAATAACAAACTGGCCTAATTTGTAAAATGAAAAAGATTAATGAAAAATTGTCTGAAATTTTTGAAGTGGAACCAATCAAAATTGAAGCGACAAAACAAGAAATTGTTCCAATTGAGAGTGACAATTCTGTAGAAACAGATACGGATTTTGCACGTAAAAATATTCGTGAACTAATTCAAAAAGGCGGCAATGCAATAGATGATTTACTACAAGTTGCAAAACATTCTGAATCGCCAAGAGCATATGAAGTTGCTGCTAATTTGATTAAGAATTTGTCTGACCTAAATAAAGATTTACTTGAAGTACAAAAGCGTAAAAAAGATTTGGTGGCAGACAAAGGCTCATCAAAAGATGTAAATATAGACAAAGCAGTTTTTGTCGGTTCAACCGCTGAATTAATGAAACTTATTAAATCAAACAAATAGGCACAAAATGGAAACACTTGTAGAAATAATGCGTAAAGTTTTGGCAGATACTTTTGCCATGTATTTAAAAGCCCATAATTATCATTGGAATGTGGAAGGTCCAAATTTTCCACAATATCACGATTTTTTTGGCAAATTATATGAAGAGCTTCACGGCGCAGTTGATCCAATCGCAGAAGAAATTCGTTCGTTGGATGCATATGCGCCAGGTTCATTTGCACGATTTTTGGAACTTACTGAAATTCAAGATGAGACAAATGTACCTATGGCTCGTGAAATGGCAACTAAACTTTTAGCCGACAATCAAATTGTTTTAAACACATTGAACATGGCATTTAAACTTGCCGATCAGTTTGACAAACAAGGTCTTGCTGATTTTGTTGCAGGAAGAATAGATGTTCACAATAAACACGCTTGGATGCTTCGCAGTATCATTAAGTAATGTCTGAAAATTATCTTGGAAACGCCAATCTGAAAAAGGTTGGCGTTTCTATACCTTTTACTGAAGAGAACATTCTTGAATATAAAAAGTGTTCTGAAGATCCAATCTATTTTATTGACAACTATTGTTACATTGTAACACTAGACCATGGTATACAAAAATTCAAACTTTACGATTGTCAAAAAGAAAAGATTGAAGTAATTCACAAAGAACGCCGTGTTATCATTATGGAATCACGGCAGGCAGGTAAAACGACCACCTCTGCTGCTTACATTCTTTGGTACACATTATTCCAAGGCGACAAGAATGTTGCTATTTTGGCCAACAAAGATAAAACTGCTCGTGAAATTCTTTCTCGATATCAGTTGATGTATGAGAATCTTCCACTTTGGATGCAACAAGGTGTGAAGACATGGAACAAAGGCGATGTGGAATTAGAAAATGGTTCTAAAGTATTTACTGCGGCAACTACTGCTGCCGGTATTCGTTCTAAATCTGTAAACTTACTGTATATTGACGAAGCTGCGATTATTCCAAATAACATTGCTGATGCATTCTTTACATCAGTTTATCCTGTTGTTTCTGCTGGTCAAACGACAAAGATTCTAATCACCTCAACACCTCTTGGTTATAATCATTTCTGGAAGTTCTGGAATGATGCTGAAAATGGTCGTAATGGATTTAAACCACTATTCATTCCTTACTGGAAAATTCCAGGTCGTGATGAGAAATGGGCAGAAGAACAACGCCGAGTTCTTGGTGATGTTAAATATAATCAAGAGGTTCTTTGTAAATTCCTTGGTTCGGCACTGACCCTGATTCGTGCTGATGTAATTGAACAAATGTCTTATAATGAACCAATCTATCAAAAAGATGGACTGGATATTTTTGAGATGCCGGAGAAGAATCATAATTATGTTGTCATTGCTGATACAGCGAAAGGTGTTGGTGGAGACTACTCCTCATTTGTAGTGGTTGATATTACCGAGGTACCATATAAAGTTGTTGGCAAATATCGAGACAATCAAATAGCACCAATGTTGTATCCATCTGTTATTTA